TCATAGTATCAGAATCCTTTTCAGGCATGTTGTCTACGCCAACAATAAAATAGCATTGAGTTAAAGGAACAGTTGAAGTTAAGGCAGAAAGACTGTCATCTCTCTTCGAAAGATTTAACAGTTTATGAGGAGTCACAGACATCCTTAATTTAGGCATAGATCCACTAGTGGTTTGAGGAGCAAATCTCCATTTAAAATTACGATTTCCTTCCTCAATTAAAGTATTTAAACTAGTCGAAAAGTCACTAGTTGTTTGATCACGTATAATGAACATCCTTGAAGCACGTTCATTTGCAGCATAATATTGCGTAATTCCAACAGCTCCACCAGTTGTATTAACCATATGTGTATCACACGCAATAAAAGTAATTGTAGACCAATTAACACGATAACGAGAATACAATTGTGTATAGTTATCATAAAACATAGGTTGATGACCTCCAGTAGTTGCATTAGGATCATAAACACCGTTAGCACGAAAAAGATAAGTAGCATTGCCACTAACACCAGGATTAAGAGAAAAGTCTTCAACATATCTTAATCTAACAGTTTTACTAATAGGAAAACCTCCAATAGCAGGTAATTGTTTATACAAAGGATATTTATTAGTAACATAAGGTCTTCCTGTCCTACGTCCACGAGTTATCCGACGGCGAACTCCTATGCGCCGTTTACGAACATAAGTTCCTCTTGGTTTGCTTCTTACACGCATTATTTAATAATGAACCTTGTCCCAGATGACGTAATGTAAACACGTCATTGTCACTGTCACGAGCCCATGGGTAATACTACACCATGGGCTCTTCTGTCATTTGTTAAAATGACATCCCGAGGATATTGCTTCACGACCAACAATCCAATTGAAAAAGATATTAATGATTTAGAAGCGTTACAAGAACATCCATCATTTAAATATTTAATCTATGGCGAAGAAGTCGGAGATAACGGAACAGCCCATTATCAAGGATATTTGCATTTCACTCAACCAGTCAGGTTTAGTGCCGTCAAGAAATTACTTCCGAGAAGTCATATTGAAAAACGCCGTGGAACAACCACTGAAGCCATTACTTATTGTAAAAAAGACAACATCTATCGGGAGTTCGGTAGTATCCCAGAAACATCTGGAGATTCTACCAAAAATAAATGGAAACAAATCATTGAGTGGGCAAGAGCAGGAGATATGGCAAGCATTGAGGAAGCTAACCCGGCAATATATCTCAGATATATGTCAGCTCTGCGAGGACTCAGAATTAACCCACCACTTATTTTACCAGACTTGGACAATGAATGGTGGTATGGAAGAACCGGTACTGGGAAGTCTAGAAGACTATGGGAAGAGTACCCTGACCACTACCAGAAAGAGTTAAACAAATGGTGGTGTGGTTATAACTACGAAGGGGTCGTAGCTATTGAAGAATGGTCACCCAAAAACGAATGCACAGGATCTATGCTAAAGATTTGGGCAGACCGATATCCTTTTACAGGTCAAGTAAAAGGAGGATCTCTAAAAAAGATACGTCCAATGAAAATAATAGTACTATCAAATTATACTATTAAAGAGTGTTTCCCGAATAGTCAAGACCACGAACCACTCTTACGAAGATTTAAATGTATAGAATTTAAAACATTTTTAGATGATATATTAGAGGAGTATGTCTAGGTTAGGGGTTACCCCGAATAACCCCCTTTAAATATTATATAGTGTGTATCCAAGTATTAGTGTTTTTACCCTTACTGAGGTTAGGGTCTAAAGACCCTAACCCCAGATATTGTTTATATATAAAGAAAATAAATTTAAGTTTAAAGTAATTTTATTAATTTTGAGTTTGATTTTTAATTAGATCATAGAAAGTAACATTATATGTAATTATAGCTTGATAAGTCATAGTATCAGAATCCTTTTCAGGCATGTTGTCTACGCCAACAATAAAATAGCATTGAGTTAAAGGAACAGTTGAAGTTAAGGCAGAAAGACTGTCATCTCTCTTCGAAAGATTTAACAG